TAACTTTTTCGTTTATTAAATTATTAGCTGAAATCTGAGTTGGTGCAAAACAAACATCTGATATTCGCGCTATCATTTGTCTATAAGCTTCTTCTGGGTAAGGATGTTTCAAATTATAACTTCTTAGACCAGCTTCCAAATAATATATTTTTATACCACGATTAAATGCTGCGACAGAACACGCAAAAGCGGAAGCCGTATCACCCTGAACTAATACGGAATTGAATCCATCATTTGGAAATTGGATTAAACAATCTGCTATTAATTGGTCTAATCTATTTAATGATTCAGTTATTGTTATTTTATAATCTACCACAACATCTTTTAATAAATCAGGATGTTGTCCAGTAAATAAAAGTTTATATTTAGATTTATCCATTAAATTAAGTATAGGCTTTATTTTTAGCCATTCGGGTCTTGTCCCAAAACAAAATAATATCATAGCAATGTCCAATTTTTAGGATAAACTAAATCGGGTATTAGTGATGGTTGTGATGGATAATATATTTTTGGTGCAATTATATTTTCATTTTTATTTAAAAAAGATGCCCACCAACTAAAAGTAGATGAAAAAGATGTGATGTTGTAGTCGCACATTGTCATTAGTGTAAATGTTTCAATATCATTTAATCCATCAATACATATAATTCTAGTATCATTAAAATTAGATATGCACCAATCTATATCATTAGAATTAGTTTTTTCATCACGCGAACCACCTGTAAATAAAAAAATTGTAGAATTAGTGGGTATAATAGATAATGCGGAATTATAGTAATTATATAGAATTGAACCATTTGAAAAATTATTAGACCAATCAGTATCTATTGGATTTGTTCCATCTGATAAATCACCTCGTCTAAAATGTAATGAAACTGTTGTATTTTTATATTTTGATAAAATTTTATAAATTTTTGACTTAATATCATCTTTTATTTCAAATTCATCTCTCAATTTATCTTTAATATTTACATAATAATTTGGATTTTGAAAAAACCCATTAAAATTTGTATTATCAGATACATTATATATATCGGTATCATAATATCTTGCATCTAATTCTTCATACAAATATTCAAAATTAGTATTAATAAACGTACAACTTGGTAATTTGAAACTATTTAAAATACACTTCTGACCATGCCAAGACCTTTCAAACAAATCCAATGGTAATGCTATTTGATATCCCGTTTTTATTGAAATGGATTTAAGTATTGCATATTGAAATAATTGGTTTCCCAATCTACCAGCATATCCAATTTGAGAATTACTTATCATATTTATTTTTTAAATCTATTATCCAATGCCATCCTAACAAAGATTCTAACCAAAAAAATAACTGTTTTGGTAATATTCTAAAAAACCAACGCTTTTCATAACAATCAATAATATATTTATCAATTATATATGGAAAAATATGAGTTTTTTTGATACTTAAAATAATATAATCTTCAAACATATTTTTTAACTCATTTTTGGTATATGTGTAAGCCACAGGACATCCTATTTGAGCTTCGGCATAGTATTGTATTGATTTTTTAAAATTAAATTTAAATTTATAACCATATTTTATCCAAGCTTCTAAAGTTTTATATGATATAAATGAATAAAGCATTATTTTTATTTTAGTATCATTGTGACAAAATTGTTTAATTTGTCTGATTATTTCATTTGGATTTGGTGAATGATGTATTACACCAAATGAATATATTAAATCAAATTGTTCATTTTTAATAAATTTATCTAATTCCTCAGCGTTACATAATATAAATCTTGCTTTTAACCCATAGACTTCAAATCTTTTTTTACAAAGGTTTAGTGATTCTTCAGATAGTTCAACACATGTAAGTTTTGCTCCAGCTTTTGCAAAATTTATAGAATCTGTACCTATACCACATCCTATTTCAAGAACTTTTTTATCCTTCCATTTATCAAATTCTACAAAAATTGGTATATGTGGTTCTACGAAATATTTTTTAGTTTCAACTGCATCAAAATACTCTTTTGTACCCAATTTTTTTGTAGAATGTCGTATATTACATGGACGTGCATCCCAATAAGTTTTAATATCATCTATGTTCATTAGTTTATTAAGTTTAAATGAGTATAATATTCTTTTAGTTCATTATTTTTTTTTGAATGTTGGTATTGCTACCATTTTATGTTTATTTTGATTATTTAATTTATTATAAATGTAATAAACTTCTTTTTGTCTGCCAAATAATTTTTTAGGATCTTTTTTATACTCCATAGCCCATTCTAATTCTTCATATGTTGCACCCATTTGATCTTCATCGGTTCTATCATCATCCCAAAGACCATCTGTTGGTTTTGCTATAAGAATTTCTTCTATTATTCCTAATTGTTTAGCTATTTGTCTAACTTCTGTTTTTGTTAAATCTCCAATTGGAGAAATATCAACTCCACCATCTCCATACTTTGTAAAAAATCCTACACCAAAATCTTCTACTTTATTACCAGTACCAACAACTAATCCTTTATTCATTCCTGCTATTTGATATAATGTAGTCATTCTTAAACGTGAACGTGAATTAGCTAATGCTAATTTATTTTCTGTAGAAAATAAGGATTTAAATGTTTCAAAAGTATTAGTTAATTCAATTTCAAGCGATTCTACATTTGAATATTTACTCTTTAACCAATTAATATGGTTATGGGATCTTTTTAATTGTTCGGATGCCTGATATATTGGCATGCTTACAACTATTGTTTTTTTACCTGTCTGGGCACATAGTGTAGATGTAAGTGCTGAATCAATGCCACCACTTATTCCAATTATAAAGCATTCTAAATTATTAGATTCTAAATAATTTTTAAGCCAATTTGATATCTGCTGATATAACATTACAATATATTTTTTAGTTGTTTTAATACTTCTTGTCTTTTATCTAATATTTTAATTTTATATCCTAACTCTTTTAATTTAATAGCAAATTTAAGTTGTTGAGATTCTTCTAATAATACACTATCTTTTTTGTAGGTAACAAAATCTATTTTAATAGTTTTTTCTTTATTTGGGTTTTGTTTTATAAAATCTTCAATTTGATATTCTAAGTGTTTTTGATTCATTTCATCTGTTGCTTTAGAAATAACAGCATTAATTCCCACTTCTTCAGCGCATTTAGCTAATGCTCTATTATCTCTAGGAAAACAAGGACCACCAAATCCAAATCCTGGTTTTAGGTATTTGTTACCTATTCTTGAGTCAGTACCTACAGCGTTTAACACTACATCAGAACTACATCCTAATCTATTAGCAATATCCCCAACCATATTAGCATAACTTATTTTAGTTGTTAAAAAACAATTAACTGCTAATTTAGTTAATTCTGATTCGGTTCGGGACATTCTATTATAAATTGGTTTAGATTCAACCATTTTTTCATAAATACTTTGAATTAAATCACCAGCATACTTATCTGCTTCTCCAATTAGAACATTATCACACATTATTTGATCTCTAATAATAGTACCTTGTGCTATAAATTCGGGATTATATGAAACATAATAATTGTATTCTTTTAATTTTTCTTGCAATGTATCACAATAACCTGGAAATGTAGTACAATTAATTATCAAATCTTTTCTTACTGGTTGTTTACCAATAGAAATCAATTGATTGGCGATATTTTCAATATCATTGTGATTGTATTTCCAATCGGAAGTTGATGGTGTACTTACAACTACAAATAAAATATCATTTTTTAAAGCTGTTTTTAAATCAGTAGTAAATTTAATTTTGTTAGAACTTTGTAAATATTCAGTTACCAAAGGCTCGCTTGTGGTAAATGTTTTATTAATTAACGAATCAATATAATTTTGATACATATCAACACCAATTATATTAAACCCTTTTTTTTCTAAATTAAGAGCTAAACATAATCCTAATTTACCTACTCCTAAAATTGATATATTAGTCATTATTTATTTGTTTATCAATCCAATAGAATGTATCTAAAATTCCATCATATAACGATTTTGTAGGCTCCCACCCTACTTTTTCTTTATATAGTGTATTATCGGAATTTCTACCCCTAACGCCAACAGGACATTTAAATCCATATTTTTCTTTAAATTCACTACCATCTATATTTTTAATAGTAATGTTTTTACCTGAAGCATCAATAGCTGCTTGTGCAAGTTGATTAATAGTAACCATTTCTTCTGAACCAATATTAACCGGGCCTAAAAACCCATCTTGCCTCATAAACCGCAATATTGCTTCTACACATTCATCAATGTAAAGAAATGAACGAGTTTGTTGCCCATCACCCCAAACCTCTATCTCACCACCATCAGGAGTTTCTGCTGCTTTTCTACACATAGCGGCTGGTGCTTTTTCTTTACCACCTTTCCAAGTTCCCATAGGTCCGAATATGTTATGAAATCTAGCTACCCTAACATCTAAACCATAATTGCGATTAAATGCTAAAAATAAACGCTCACTAAATAATTTTTCCCACCCATATTCTGAATCCGGATTTGCGGGATAGGCGGATGATTCTTCACAATTTGGGTTATTTGGGTCTAATTGATTATGTTCAGGATACATACAAGCCGATGAACTATAAAAAATTCGTTTTATGGAATGTCTAATTGCCTCGTGTACTACATTTAAATTTATTAATGCGGAATTGTGCATAACATTTGCATCGTTCTCACCTGTAAAAATGTAGCCTGCTCCTCCCATATCTGCTGCTAATTGATATACTTCATCAAATGATAATTGTTTATCAGCTAATGAATGTTGGTTTGGAGAAAACATTACTTTACTTACCAACTTTGGGTCTCGTAAATCTCCACAAATATATTCATCGCAGATATCTTTGTGATTCCAATATTCATGTTTTGGTTTAATGTCTACTATACGAACCCAAAAACCTTCATCTTTAAGATGTTTGGCGAGGTGTCCTCCTATAAAACCCCCACCACCTAATACTAATGCTGTTTTCATATCTAACTAAATTGATTTCTGTAAATTTTCCAAAATTGTTTGGTTTTTTCAGGTAAATATATTTCAAAATTTTTTAAATCGCCTAATAATTTGTAAGTATTTTTGTAACCAATTATTTCATTTTCTAAATTAGTAATTAAGTCTTGTATGTTTCTATTTTGATATACAGTTGCTTTGTTGTAAATTACTGAATTTGGAAAATAGTGTTGTATAATATAACTACCCCAAATATCATCCATTCTACCAATATGTGGTAAAACAGCATAATATGGAATTACACTTCTATGTAAAAATGTATTTTGTGAGTTAAATGGAGCTAATTGATTAGAACAAAACGGTTCAAATTTATCAAACTTAACTATAGGCTTTTTACTTAAACGACAAATAGCATCTATGTCTGGATCTCCATCCCAAAAATCAGCTTGAATTAAAACCCTTCGTTTTGTTTTACCTTTGTATTCTATATTATTTTTAAAAGGTAATTCCTCAATCGGATAACCTCTATGCCACAGCGAATTATGATTAGTTGGGGATATAGGATCAAAATATAATGATGAAACGTTTTCGTATAAATCAACTTCAATCTCTTGACCAACATATACATCATCTCCCCAAGTATCATATGGGATATTATCATCATCTACTGTGGCAATTATACTTGCGTTTTGCTTATACGTATACACAAATCCAATATTTCTTCTTTGAATTGATTTCCAGCCTATTATATCACTTAACTCTGGATACATTTTTTCTTGTTGTTCCGGATGTAGATATACAACATTTGGGTGATATGTATTAGCTAATAAATGATACGAGTCGTGCGGAGTTTTCGTGTCTCCGACTATAACAAATGTCCAATCTTTTTTAACTGCAAGTTGTATAAATTTTAATGTAGCTTCTGTTGGCTCATTGATTGTAGTAGTTACTATATATTTTTTCATAAATACATTTGTTCTTTATTAATAATTTTTTTCATTTGTTCATCAATATCATACATTAAAACTTTTTTATAGGCATTCTCAATTATTGGTATGTATTTATCATAATTTGTTATTATATCTTGTAATTTATGTTCCAAATCGGAAAAATTGTAATAATATATAAAATCTATGTCGGGTGTAAACCATTTTTCTATAACATTCCAATAATCATATTTTACTAAATTTAAAGTTTTACAAAAAGAAGCTTCCATAATTCTAGACTTAAATTGAGGAACAATTCCCAAATCTATATGTTTAAATGCCTCATGTTTTTTATAGTCTGGGTAAAAATTTTTACAATAATTAATTTGAGTATCGTTAAGATACAATAAATTTGATGCTAATGATATTTTTGAAGATGATATTAAATTCATTTTTTCATTTGTATTTAATCCAAAATGAGTTACATATGAATTAGGTCCAATTGAACATATAGCATATTTATACTTCTGCATGGCTTGTAGCATATTTTCATGATCTAAACCTATGAATTGCCCCTGATATAATACATCATATTTTTTATTATTATAATCCGAAATATATTGTGAAAATTTTTCACACCGTATCGTATATGGTATTGCTGTTTGTTTTGTTATATTACCATATTTGTAATTTATATAATCAGCGGTATATGGGCACAATGTGTAAACTTCGTTAAAATATAATTGAGAAGTTACAGCATCTTCTCTACAATAAAAAGTACAGGGTGCTTCCCAATTGTAATAAACTTTTCTATCGTATGATTCATATTGCATTTTTAATTTATCATTTATACTACAATTGTACCCATAAAAAAATATTTCTTTTTTAGAATTATCATCAAATCTGTATAAATCATAGTAAGAATGTGGTACATCCTGATAATCATCTTGTGCGTTATATATTATTTTCATATTATGAATTTTTTAAAATAATTAATGGTTGGTATGGTGTTCCCCAAACACCATTGTATTCGGTATCAAAACTATTTTCAGTAAAACCATATGTGGCTATAGGCTCCCAATTTTCAATTAATTTATAGAATCTTTCAAAACCATATATTCTATGGGCATTAAAGCATAATAAATCTTTACCAACAGGAACTGATAAATACATCAAACCATCTTTTTTAATTACCTTTTTTGCATTTTGCATAGCTTCTAAATCGCCTGTCGGATTGATTGGATCACCATACCTACCCAACCCATCATGCTCAAAAGATGAAATTGATAACCCAATATCATACACTTTACTATATTGATTCTCTGGTTTAATGTATGCGATTTTATCATCAAAAGAAATTCTGTCAGAATATTCTATTACATTTACTGATTTTGCTCCGTAAGTTAAACACATGGCTTCATACCAAGGAGCTGTTGATCCAAATATACAAACATTTTTTCCTTCTATGGGGTAAAAACTTAATGCTTCATACATCCACTGATCGGTATATCCGTAGTAGTTTGATTCTCGAGCTTGAACCATATTGCGGTATTTGTTAAAAGTATCTGAATTAAAATTTGCATTTATTTCATTTTGTACTTCTTGAGTTGTGTTATCTATTATTTTGTAATTAATGGGAATAGTTCCCTTTTGTGTAAATTCACCATATAGGTAATCTGGTATCTTTTCTATTATCATTTTGGTATTTTTTTTATTATTATTTTTTAGAATGTGCAAAACAAATCACAACCACCTACTATTGTAATATTAGTGTATCCTATTTCATTTAGTGTATGTATAATATCTTCTTTATAATAACCAAATTGTAACGTATTTTGGTTTTCAAATTCAACCAATAGTAGTGGTTTATATTTTTGCAAAGTCTTAAACCCACCCTTCAACACCATATTCTCAGCACCTTCAACATCAATTTTTATAGCATCAATACTGTTAATAGATGTTTGCTCTACGAAAGTGTCTAAAGTTATACATTTTACTTTTTGTTTTAAGACTCCAGATTCGTAACTTTCTGCTCTATGTGGATTATGTCCAAATGTACTTACAACATTCCAATGTATATTTTCAGCATTAGGTATCGTAATTTCTAACTCCGATTCAACATCCATTATACCTAAATTATAGGTTTTTAATAAATCATCTGATAAGTTGAGTGTTTTTTTATTTTTATTTAATAAATCGTAACATTGCTCTACTGGCTCAATTGCATGAATAGTAAATCGATTGTCAACATAAGGGATAAAACTATGTGCACCTATATTAGCACCAATATCTATTACAATGTATGAATTCTTACGATTTTCAACTATTCTATCATAGAATTGCTGCAACAAAGGTAAATCCCATATACCCCCAGTTGCTAGTACTCCATATCCTCTACTCTCTACACAGTAAGGAATTACTGTATTATTAATAAAGTCAACTTGAATCATTATCTTATAATTTTATAATTTTTAAACAAATTAAATTCAGTTAAATCTCTGTAACCGTTATTTTCTACTTGATCAGGATTATCAAGTTCCATATTCTGCATTAAAGCTAATCCATGTGCTGCTTCTTGAGGAGTCATATACATATTCCACCCGTTAAAATCAATATCATCTTCGTGATACATTTTTTCATGCCTTCCTTCGTATCTAGCCGTTTTAAACCATTCTACTGCTTCCACACTGTCTGTAAGTATCATTCCTCCTTTTCCTATTTTTAAAATCTTTTTAATATGAAAAGATAATGTCATAAAAGTTCCTGGTATATACATCCCTTGTCTAAACCTCTTTGCTGCATCATAAATAGGATAAGGTTTTAATTGGTAAGTTCCTGCCCAATCATTTGCTGTAGAATCGAATACCGGCGTACCTCCTGCATGTATAATAGATTGTGGTACACTTAAATAAGTTTTGCTTGGTATAGTAACTTCTTCTACTTGTAAATATTTACATACTAACATCAATGCACTTGTACAGCTATCAACCGATATTGCATAAGGAGCTCCTGTATAATAAGCCACTTCTTCTTCAAACATTCTTACAACTTTGAAGGGATTATGTAAACATTTATAACTACTCATCTTCTTTTATAATTTCAATACAAAGTATGTTCTTATCATTTACCATAACAAGTCTACCATCCTTTGTTTCAAACTTTGTAAATTGACCTTGTTTTATTGAATCAGTATCAACTCCACTAAATGTTCTTTTCTCTCCGCCAACAAAGTGTAGAATCTTAGAAACATATTTACCTTTTGCTGTTATTGAACTCTTTAAGCTTACCATTTTTGGTTTGAGCTTATAGTAAGTAAAGTTATCATCCTTACCACTTATTTCAAATCCACAACTAATGAATAACTTATCACTTGTGGTATTACCTAATTTAACTTTAGCGTATGCGGTTGGCCATATTTTCATACACTCTGTAATCATAAACTGACCTATACCCATATTTTGAAAATCGGGATGTGTACATACTCTGATATCATTTTCTATCACACCAACATATCCTGCCGGCTTTTCATCAACTAAACATATACGATAATGCTGTGCATTTTTGTTCATATACTTTATTTGTTGTTCTTTTGTAATTGGTATGGTTTCTAAGAATCCATCTATTACTCTTTTGTCCATTCTAAGAATCCTTACAAATTCCCAAAATTCTTTTGTACAGTTTACTAAATTTTTTACCATACACAATATCTATTTAAATCATTTCCGACCTTATTGAACCAATATTCTTGTAAATAACTCCTATCCATAGGCATGTTCATATATGGTGTAAGAGTAGTTCCTATATCCAAATAAGTATTTAGTGGATATTTTTTATATAATTCATATATAGCCAAATTGGAAAATGTAGATGCACTAAATAAAAATAAATGATTTGTAATATTATTTTTATTAATCCAATTTTCTATATTTTTTATTTTATGATAATCATTTATCATGGCATTATACCCAACTCTAAAATCTTTTTGAACGAATTCTAATTTACTCAAATCCGCATCTTTATGGCAAATCATAATTGTATTATAGGTTTGTATTATAGGTAATATTTCCTCTATAAATGTAATGTAATTTGAATTTACAAATAAATTTGCCCAAGTTAAAAACTCATCATCTCCATTATGTATATAAATTTGATTATCAAAAGATTCATTTCCAACACAGCATCTACAACTTATTCCTTTATAATAATTATACTGCCGATATTTAAATGCTTCTATCAACTTTTCTCTAAAGTCTGCATGCTTATTGGGATCAAAATGTTTAAAATCTTGAGGTTTATAAATACCATAACTTAAATTTGTATCTACTTGTATTAAATTATTGTCTAATTTTAATTCTTTGTTTTGTAAAATATATAATTCTCCATCAGAGTATCTGGCAAATGCAAATGGCTCCCTATCAATAAGTTTTTTCTTAAATAATTGTAAATGCTCTTTAAAATCTTTCATTAAATTTCCGCTATAAGTTTCCAACCCTTATTTCTTTGCTCTACAAAATAATCGTGCATTGCCTGTTTAAATGGTGCACCTGTTATTGTTGGTTTATTTGTTTCCCACATAGAATTTTCATCACCACCATATTGTGAACCTTTTATAGAACCCCACATTTCAATATCATCTTTTGGGTGTGGTGGTACAAAAGTTGGAATATTTCTATACTTTTGTAAAATATAACTGAAATGCATATCTTCACCACATATATTATATTTTGGGTCTGGTAACTCTCTCCAATAATCGGATAACCATTCTTTTTTAAAGAACCAACTATGGCCTACTAAATCTACCTGTTTAATTTCATTGTGCGGATTTACCCATCCCCACCTTTCATAGTATTCATAATAAGAGCATTGTGGGTGATTTGATGGTAGTGGATTTGGATAAAATAATCCAACCGTTCCCAATAATCCTTCATTTGTTTTCATTGTGTTCATACAATTTTCTAACCACTTTGAACCTGGTATTGTATCATCATCAAATATACAAACATACTCATTTTTTGCCATTAGCGCAAACGCAAACCGAGCCCAAACACCAAAATTATAGGTACAATATGCAGTTGGTATTTTTGTACCTATTTCATAATTTGGTTCTGATGTTTCAGGATTATTATACCAAAGTAGTATTTCATCCGGCTTTAAGGTTTGCTTTTGTAGAGCATCATATTGTTCATCCAAATTAGAGCCTCTACGATATCCATTTAATATAACTGTTATTCCCATATGCTACTCATTTTTTTTATCCAAACACCAATATCATAGTGCTTTCTATAATTTTCTTTTGCTTCATTTATACACAATATACGAAATTCTTCATCATTTACCAAATTTTTTACTAACTTTCTCGCCCGTTCAACATCATGCACATCTACTGATAATTGGGGGTGGCATAATCTTTGGGTATCTACATTAATGTTTCCAATACAAGGGATACCAAAATACGCACAATTTAAGGAAAATGTCCCCGCTGCCACAGTAGGCATTAGGTGTACAGCGTATTTAAAGGAACTTAGCTGCTTCATCCAATCAGTCCAAAATACACGTGATAGATGATTAATTATTTGCTCCTCCCCCTCCCGCATTGCGTGTGAGGTTTGACCCCAAATTGGTAATCTAAATTCCGAAGCCACTATGTAACTTTCAAATCCACTATACCACCTTGCAAAATTACCACCAATAATAACTTTATCTTCAGTTATTGGTGTAATATCCTTAATACTATCCTCTATCATCAGAGTTGGTATTGTATCTACTTTTAAGTTGGGAAATAAACCTTTATAATACTTAACATCTTCAACATTATGTGCAAATATACCGTCGGTTGAAGCCAACATATTATAAAAATTAATTTGGTCATTTAATTCATAATCATTCCACAACCAATGCGGTCCTTCTTGTATATAATAAACCTTTTTGTTAGTTTGTTTTAGTTTTTCTACAATATTAAGTTCTAAAAGGTCTGATACTGGGTTTTTTTCGTTTGATAGTTTACCACCAACCGCATTTAAAAATACCATTCCCTTTGGAAATATTACAAAAACAACATCATAACCCTCAATCGGTGAATGAATATTATAATGGTCTGCATCTAAAGCGTGCATCCATGCAAATTCTGTCCGCATGTTAGGGTGTTCTTTGGGAATTTTACCCGTAAACCCCATTTCGGTTAAGAATGCTATTTTCATTTACCGAAAAATTCTTTTATTTTACCACACACATAATCCACATCCTCAATTGTCATCCCGTGATGCGCGCCTAACAAAAACCCATTCTTCATAATAATATCTGAATTGTGGAATGGTTGTAAGTATTCTCTATAAATTGGATGTCGGGTTACATTCCCCGCGAATGTTACTCGGGTTTGGATATTATTATCTTCTAAAAAATGAAGCAACTCATACCTCTTTTCAGTTTGTAATGGGATTGCCAACCAATTTGGTTTAATACTATCATCCGGCAACAATATTTCCTTTACATCTTTTAGGTTTTCTAAATATCGTTCAATATTATCTCTTCTGATTTTTTCAAACTCCCCAAACCTTTCTAATTGAACAAGCCCAAAAGCGGCATTCATTTCGGATGATTTCATATTATAACCCAAAACACCATATAAAAACTTATAATCATATGGTATTCCATCTACACTATGGTTAAACCTATCAGACATTTCTTCTGAATTATCACCGATCCTACCCCAATCTCTAAATTGTAAACAGGTATTACGATATTTTTCTTCATTGAACATCACCATACCACCAGCACCACCGGCAGTAATAACATGCGATGCGTAAAAACTTGTAGTAGCAATATCAGTTTCGGGTGTGTGAGTAACCGTATCTGCCGAATCTTCAATTAGGATAATATCCTCTCTACCCATAGTAATTAAACCTTCTTTGATTTTTTTCCAATCAGGTTTATTACCAATTAAATTTGGTAGCATTAGGACTTTAACATCATCGGTTATTACACTCAATACCCCATCAACATTGGCTACATAAGTATTCAAATCAACATCTACAAATACCGGCACTAAACCCAACTGAATTATTGGTGCAAGTGTTGTAGAAAATGTACAAGCGGGTGTAACTACTTTAGTTCCTTTTGGAAGGAGTAAACTTGCTAATGCAAGTAAACATGCGGATGAACCCGAGTTTACAAATACACCATATTTCTTTCCGAAATATTTTGCTACTCTTTCTTCAAACTCAATTGATTTGGGTCCAAAACCCGCTAACCAACCTGATCGTAAACAATCAACTACTGCTTGAATTTCTTGTTCCCCATATGATTCAAATTTGTTGGGGGCGTACCATACTTTTTTCATAATGTATTATAATAATCATTTTGTTTTTCTTGTCTTTCAATTGTTTTTGGGTGATACAACGCCCAATCCTCTTCCATAGGAATATAAGCAAATTGTTTGTGCCCGTCAAGTCTTTCGTGTACTTTATTTATCCACTTTATTTCAGAGGTATTTCTATAAATACGAGTTTGAAAATCAGGCCAATTCACCCACCCCCATTCATTTACATTCCATCCCCACTTTTGAATGTGTTGGGGTGTTAAACCTTCTACAGTGTTTACTCTTGGAACAGCGTATAAATCAACTGCTGAATTGTTTTCTAAAAGTAAAGGTAATTGAGATATCAGGTTCTCATGTGGTAATTCATCCGCATCAATCTGAAAGATGTAATCACCACTACAAAGAGAATTTAAATGGTTCTTATGGTCTGCAAAATGATTATCAAAATCCCTACTATACCACTTATACCAGTCCAGTAAGGAGTAGGCTTTGAGTATATCCAATACTTTAGATGTTCCATTTTTAGAATCAAAAAGAACAATAATCTCATCTTCTTCTCGTTTTTTTTCTAAAAGGAATCCAAGCAATTTTTGGATTTCTACTTCTTCATTTTTTACTGTTATTCCGTAACTTATTTTCATTTCTTTTTTGCTCGTTTGTTTTTTGCTCTTTTGTTTTTTGCTCGTTTGTTTTTTGCTCGTTTGTTTTTTGCTCTGCTTCTCTTACATCTTTTGGTTCTACCATATCAACGGGTTTGTATTTGTAATTATAAACTATTACTGTCCTGATGTTTTTCCATATAAAAGTTCTATACCCCTCTTGCAATAGTTTGTTTCTAATTTTTGCGGTATATATCCCCTTTGATGCTTCATTAAACTCTAACTTTGCTAATCCTAATTTTTTAACTCTTGCTGATTCAGATATCACTTCCGGAAAATCTTTTGATAATCGTTCAAATATTTGAGGTCTTAAATAGTTTAAATCTAAACAATGAAAGTAATTTTTGAATTTTGGTTCTAAAACAAGTACCCAATAGTAATTCAATTCACCATTTACTTTTTCATACTGAAGTTTTGCTACCATACCTCGCTCCAAATACATTTTGTTTAGAGGTTGTTCATCACTCAATCTACGTAAGTGTTGGTTTATGAATAACTTTTTAACCGGCATCTACTTTCCTTAATTCAGGTAGTTTTATTTTTGGTAGTTCGTTTACTTCATCGACTTTTTTGAGTTTTGGTAATTCAATCTTTTTAAGAGTTGGTAGTTTTAAACCAACTTGTTGTGGTGCAGAATCAGCTCCCCACTTTTCTAAATATTCAGATAACTTTTCGGTCATTTTATCAAAGGTAAAGTTATCTTTTGCATATTTACGATTCTTTCTGGATAGTTCTAAATACTTATTGTAATTTTCGTAGATATCCTTCATATACCCAGCTGCTTCACTTATATTAATATTGAACCATTTAGAACCGCTAATTAACCAATCGTTCACTGCTGATTGATGTATTTCTTCTAACTCACCATTAACTAACACATTAAAACCATTATCCAAAAAGTCCATATGACCACTCCACTTTGGAGCAATAATTGGTTTACCACTTATCATTGCTTCTAATAGGGGTCTGCCAAATCCTTCACCCTTTGTGAATGATATATGCGCTTTAACCTTTGTATGGTTATATAGGGAGTTCATTTCAATATCTGATAAATCACCACTCAATAAATAAATATTAGGTAATTTTGATTCCCCACTTTCTTTTCGGACTTGGTCTTTTAACGATTCAATTCTTTTTCGTATTTCATGCGTATCTACATACGAAGGAGCCATCAAACTTGTTTTTAGAATAAGAGCCGGTGGGTTCTTCTTACCTTTGAATGATTGTAGAAAGGTATATATCATCGCACATACATTCTTACGGTCATGCCCACATTCGCCAGGCAACCAATGTCCTACGAATAGAAAGCAAAACTCTTCTGAAACATCACTCAATACATCTTTTACCGATTGTTCAACAGGCAGCTTATTATCGTATATCTGCTCATCAAATCCTTCAAAAAGAACCTCAACAGGTTTTGTTAATCCTAACTCACCAACTTTTTGTTGGGTTTTTTCATCCTGCATATCATACTTTACTTCCAACCCAGATTTGGCGTGTTTGGATGATACCAATGTTAAGTTCATTCTATTACAACCTTCAATAAATTGAGGTGAAGCCTGATTTGTTTCAATCCCTGCAGTTATACCAATGTTATAGTTACCCATAGGTTGGAACTCATTTGGTATTGTAATTTGTATCCAAACATCAGGCTTTTGATTTATTTGCCCCAAAACCAATCTACTCACCAAATCATCATCTATTGGTAATACCAATGCGTTTTGAGGTGTAGCACCCCACCTTTGAGGTAAAATCTTAACATCCCAATCCGGTCTTGCTTTTATCAAACTACGGACAAAGTCACGGCTACGAGCCCCGTAACCACTACGGGTTGCTATAGGACAGCTAACTATACATAACTTTTTCATATTTTTACTATTTCAAATTTTTTACGAGGTTTCCAATTTTCAAATACACGCTCCATTGATTCAATAAATGTCTCACCCATTTTTTCGGCTGTCATATTACCAACACCATTTACAAATGCGTGCGCTAACATCCCCGCTTTTGCTCTTTCATCTGCTGGGGTATCATACCATTCCTTAATTGCGTTTCCAAAATCTCTGAAATCACATCTATCATCAAATATATAAGGTGTCAATGGTGAACCTTGCAATGAACGATTTGATGGCCATACCGGCTTCACCCATTCGCCCCAAGTCAATCTACTCAAATAATCAGAACGAACATCGTGTAACGAACCCAATTCTAAATAATCATCTTCGGTTAAAAACTTACCATCCAATTTAAACCCACATTGGTCCTGCAATCCACCTGTAACATTCACCACAATTGGTATTCCTGCTCTCATTCCCTCACAAGTACTTAATCCAAATCCTTCGTTGGAGGTAAGGTTTACAATTACATCACCTGAGTTGTAGTACAGGTTTAATTCTTCGGTTGATATGCCAGGATTTGTAAATATGTATTTACCACCATTTGAACAATTCTTAATAACTTCGGGTATATCCGTTCCATTTTCATCTACCGGTTGTGTATGTAAAAACAAACAAACCTTATCACGCTTCTCTTTTGGTAATTGTTGAACAAAGTGGTCAAAAGCAATAATTAAATCACCAGGTTGCTTTCTACGAATATTTCTATTGTTCCACAACACCACAAATTCCATCTTATCAATTCCATACTTTTTCTTAAACTCCACCAACTTTTCGTTATCCTTTGGCAGTGGTTTAAAATGTTCGGATACCCCATGCGGAACATACTTAAATGTCCAATCAGGCAAATCCATACCATACTTTTTCAAACACCTTTTGTTGATACCATAAGTTTGCTTTGATATCGCCATCAACAAATCACAACTTGCGTAATAAGGTGAGTTCCACAACGGGTCAGGTAAATCATCCCAAATATTGTAATAAAATATTGGAATCATCTGCCTAAGTTCATGCTCCATCTGATACAACCATATCCAATACCTCGGGTCAGTAAAGTGTAGAATAGCATCAGGCTTTTCCAAATTTATTAATTGACGAACAATATCGGCATTTCCGTATCCACTAGTGCAATATATTTTTAGGTAAGCATCCTCAACACCAGTTTCGTTTGCAGCATCAGAAGATACATCTAAAACCTTTCCGTTTTCGGGGTGGTTTAATGCAGCACCTAATTGAACCCAATCGTATTTGTGTAGGGTTTTTAAGACAAACTCTTTTGATTGAGTTGCTATTCCACTAAATAATCTTAAATCATCTGAAAGAAGGAGTATCTTCTTTTTCTTTGGTTTGTTAGGGTCTATTTTCCTAAGCTTTGGTAATTTTAATTCCATAAATCTTCGTAACTAACTTTAATATAAATATTATTTTCTAACCAATAAAAGTTACTTTTGAACCAGTTATTTTCAACATTTTTTTGAAATGGGATAATTCTCCGTGTGATATTTCTCCAAAATATAGTATCTTATCTGCGTTCCTAGCAATCAATTCATATTGGTGTAATTTTTGTGTTGCGTGGTAGGGTTTTTCATAATATGATTGGTTCATTCCACTATATAGGTTCATTGGAGTAGATGCCGGATTATATTCAATATATTTAACACCCATTTCTAATGCCCATTTCTTAACCCATTTTTCAATTCCATTTTGATTACCTCTTGAAATCAATATGAGGTTATCACCATATAAATTTTTTAATTTAAAAACCAAATCTTTGATTTCCATTTGGTTTTCATATCGGTCACTACCAATCAATGCTACCCTGGTCATAATCTTGCTCCTGTAAAATCTCTGTGTTACTTTCATCTTTTTTACGATAAATACTCAATAAAAAATCGGTTTTAATTCTATCAGTTTTTGGGCAAAGATCGTATCTATTTTTAAAAGGACAAAACTTACATTGCTTATTATTAAATCCAGCAGTTGCTGGGAAATTATTATCAACCCTATGAGAACCATCTTTATTAAAGGCCTCTTTTACAAAGTCCTCAAACATTTTAAGAGTTTTCTTAATTGTCCTACCACCATTTGTTGGTGAAAACTTTTGTAATCGGGTTACATTATACATCATCGCCTCATTCAACTTTCTTTTTAGGATTAGATATTTTACATCAATCTTTTTGTAATCAATCCCAAATTGTTGTGAGAAAAAGTGTTTATATAAAATAAGTTGTGCTGTTTTTGTTTCATCTGCTTTCTGATAACTATTCCAGCCATTGGTGGATGTTTTGATATCAACAATTAAAATGTTACCCGTTTCAATTTCTTCAAAAACTAAATCTAAGTAACTAATCATTTTTACATTATCCATACCCTTTACAATGGGTTGATATAATTTTGTTTCAATACCAAACAACTTCCACTTCCTGGTTGAGAATAACTCTGCCCTACTTTTCTTTAACTCGTTTAGTATTTCTATTCCATCCAAATAAAATTCATTCATTTGTGATTTTGTAATCCACTCCTTTAAATCGGGCCGGGTTTCCAATAGAGTTTTATACTCCCTTGCCATCGTATCCCTTAATAAAGTTCCTAAATCCATTTCATCGGATTCTAATGGGGATTTTGTAAAAAGTGTTTTTAACCACTCCTGAATAGTTTCGTGCATACTCGTCCCAAAGAGCAGGTGAATAGAAGGTTCATCCTCTTTATGCCCATCCATATAGGTTAATTTCCATTTTTTAGGACAATTAACCCACATTGTGAACTGAGAGTAAGAAACCTTTACATCACCTACAGACTCCGTTGGAGTTGTAAAATCAAGTATACTACTAAAACTATTTTTCATAATCAATCAAAAAAGCTGGAAATGGTTCTTGCCCATGCAATCCTAAAATATTAAATTCATAAAACTCATAGGCCTCTTCATAACTCATACCATCTCTTTCCATAAGAGTTGATAAAATACATTTAATTGAATAAAGTAATTTTGTATCACTTCCCGCCTGCTCAACTTTACCCAAAATACATTCATTAAACCCATCCAACACAATCATCCCCTCATGCAAATCATCCAATATATTATTTTCCATTTTGTAAGTTTTGAATTTTTCTATCTAAATACCACTTTGCTTTTAATAAATCTTCCAATTCTTTGTCTTGATGTTTCTTTCCGGCACGGGATATGTATTTGACTGTATTACCCAAATGAAAATCCAAATCCCATGCTTCTATAACCTTAATCGCTTCATATGGGTTATCTACTCCACCATAATGATTGGGGTGATTTACCATTTCTTTACTTTGCTGCATCTTTATACATTTTATCAATTTGAGAATCTTTAACTCCATACTTTTTTATAATACTTCTAACCTCATCCTCTGATAATATCTCTAAATAATCATCAGCTTCTCTGCTTGAGACCTCAAAGTACTTACAAATATACGAAATAATTTCTTCAGAAACAACATTTCCGCCAGATTTTTTTATGTATTTATCAAAAGTTTTTTTCTTTGGTAAGAAATCATAATATACTTTATACACCTCCCTAGCACCCATTTGACCATTGGTAAATCTTTGAATTTCATTTACTAAATCAATGAATTCTAGATTCATACTCAACCAACGATTGGCAAGATAAACCGAAAACGATTTTTTATCAACATCCGAAAGAGAATCCCATTTCGTTTTGTTTTCCTTTAAACCACTTAAATGGTCAAAAAGAGTTTTAGCCTTTATCGTTCCTTCGGAACTATCACTTTTTTTCTTCGGAGGCATCAAATAAACCTTTTGGTACAAACTTCGGATGTACAGTTCCACACTCATTACAAACAACCACTGGGATAGGAATCATTGATGCTTTTCCGGTCGGTGATTGAATCGCAGGTAATTCTTTGAACATCATCTTTTCTTCAAAAAAGATACCCCCACAATTTGGACAAGTAACCGTCTGAAGCTTTGTTGGGTCTACATTAAACTGAACCGGTTGTTCAGTTTGTTGGGGAGCTCCCCCTTTGAAATCTACTAATTTTGCCATTTTTATCCTTTATTTACATTAAAATATTTACAAACATTGCCATTACATTTATTTCTTTATCCACCACCAACGAATCCTTATACTGTGCTTCGGCTATATTAACAATTGTTGTTCCAACTTTATTTCCGGCATACTCATCCACCCTCTCATATAGAGTTGAATACAACTTTGTATAATCCCTCACCTTTGAATCTGCCAATATTTGACGAATTTGTGTGAATTTACTTTTGGTATCTGCACCACTTTTTAGGATATCCACAATCTTTTCGGCATAAGTGGATTCAATGCTGGATTGTTTATCAATCACCAACCTACCATTAATAACCTGTCGTTGTGCAGCGTTTATCACCCTACGAATATCAGGATATCCACTATTAACTATCACCGCAAGGTCTGGCATTTCAAATTGAACACCCTCCGTAAGCAATATTTCATTTAACCTCTTTGCAACATCCTTTTTAGATGGTGGTATGATTTCAAATGTTTGACATCTACTTTGAATTGGGTCAATAATCTTTTCAGGATAATTGCATGTCAATATAAATCTCGTACCTTTACTGAATGTTTCCATCAGA